GCCCTTCGGCATCGGCGGTCCGCGCCTCCAGCAAGCTCGTCCGCTTCGCCTGCGCCTCGTCCTCGTTCGCCCGCACGGTGACTTCGGTGGCGGCTCGAGCAATGGTGTCCCAGCCCTTCAGCGCATCCGCCTTCTCTCCCGTCGCCGGCTCCCGGCGGGCAGCAGCCTGCAGAACATCCAGGCTCGAAGCAGCCGCTTCGACCTTGCCGTCGAGCTCGGTGATATCCGCGGTGTTGGTTGCCACCTGCTGGGCCAGGCCGTTGGCCGTCTCGATCGACTGTCCGATGTCGGCCCAGTAGGTCGCATTCGGCGGCGAGGCGTTGAGCGGCACCGCCTGCTTCGCTTGATACAGCCGGTTGCCGACCCGCACGATATCGTTCTTCGCGTAGGTCTTCGTCGGGTCGTAGGCCAGCACATCGGTCAGATTGTCGATCTGGTCCTGCAGGCCACTGATATCGACCTGCATCTGATCGATTTCGGCGAAGAACTGTTCGCCCAGCGCGGACTCGACGTACTCCTTGGTGATCAGCTCGTTGTACTCGCTCGCATCCGTCGAGCTTATGCCGTCGACCCAGGCCGACCAGGGGCCGACGTTGCCGGTCCTGTCGATCAGCCGCCCGCGGAAGGCCAAGCGAGCGCCGGCCGCGAGCGAGGTCAGCGTGTGGGTGTCGGTCGGGTACGCGAACAAGCCCAGGGCAGTTGCGTTCTGCTCGCTGCCGCCCGGGGTGACCGACTGCTGGATCTCGGTGTAGGCGGTGTCCGCCGCACCACTGGCCGGGAATCCCCACTCCAGGCCGATCTTCCACGGTCCGCTGGTGGTACGCAGGAACGCCAGCGCCGGCGGCGCGCCGGTCTTGCCGCTGAGTTGTGTCAGGATCGAACTCTTCCAGACCGACGTGATGTCGAAGGCCGACACCGCGCGCACCCGCGCCAGATAGCCACCTGCGTAGATGCCAGTCACATCGACGCTGGTGGTGCCGGTACGCGGCAGGCGGATCCAGTTGCCGCTGTCCTTCTTCCACTCGACGTCGTATGCCACCGCCCCTTCTACAGCAGGCCAGGCGATGGTCATCGTGCTGACCGCCAACCCCTGATCGAACTGGTAGTGCGAGGTCAGCGTGACGCTCGCCGGCGGCGCCACCGTGGTGATCGGGATAACGCTGATCGGCCGGCTCTCCAACTTGGCGCCAGTGTCGATCGCCGAGAATTTCCCGGGCTCGTACTGCAGCGCAGTGATCTCGAAGACACCCCGCTCCGGCTGGCTGACTTTCATCACACGGTAGAGCGGCACCGCCAGGTCGTCGGCATCGAGGGTCCAGACCAGTTCCGGTAGCGGGGTCTCGCTGTAGGCTGTCGTCACGGTCACCGCGCGCCCGGCAACCGACTGCACGGTTCGCGCCTCAGCCTTACCGCTGGGCAGGTTCAGGAGCAGCCGGTCGCCAGCCTTTGCCTGGGTATCGCGATCCAAGGTGATCACTCGGCCAGCAACCGCAGAAACCCGCCCCCCAATCTCCCGTCCAGCCAGCAGCGCGTCAGCCACCGGAATCACCCATCCCGGCAGCGGAATTGCTCCGTCCATCCCGGTACGGAACGTTATCGTGCGATCCTGGCTGTTGGTCAGGATCGCCCATTTTCCGCGCCGCTGGGCCTCACTCTCGCGGGTGCAGCCGATGGCTGCCACCTCGACCGGGTTGTCGCCGTAACGCCGCTGCAGGCGCTTATCGGTGGCCACAGCCACGTCGGTGTCGTAGTTGTTCGCCGGATTGTCGTAGCTGACCAAGGCACGGCTGTAGCGAGTGCGCTCACTGGCCGAGCCGTAGCTGAAGCGGCCGTCGATGACATTGGCCCGGGTGTAGGCGAAATCGACGTCGGTGGCGCGCGGGATATCCGCCTGGATCTTCAGTTGGCCCTGGGCCCAGTACGCCATACCACGGTAGATCGCGGTGAGGTCACGCAGCAGCTCCCAGGCCCCGGCGCGGCTTTGCAGGTTCAGGTTGCAGGTGTGTCGCGGCTCCTGGCCGCCCTTCCCGTCCGGCACCAACTGGTCGCAGTACTGGGAAATCCGGTACATCTCCCAACGGTCTACCATCCAGGCCTTGATGCGTTTACCCGCACCGAAGCGATCATTGGTCACGATGTCGTAGGTGTGCCAGACCGGGTTGTCGGTCCAGGCCTGTTTCATCGTGCCGTCCCAGATGCCGAGGTAGGCCCGGGTCTCCGGATCATAATTGCTCGGCACCTGGACCTTCCGCCCGCGGCAGTCGACTGTGACAGCCGGAATGTTGCTGAACTGCTCTGCGCTGAACTCGACGTACAGCAGGGCCGTGTTCGGGTAGCGCAGCTTCGCGTCGATCACCTCGGTGTAGCCGGCGACCAGCATGGTGTCGGCGATGCGGTTGTTGTTCTGGTTCGGCGTCAGGCGGCGGACGCGCACCTGCCAGCCATTGGTAGCCACCGGCAGGTCGATTCGGCGGGAGCGCTCGTAGCGGGTGGTGGTCTTGCCATCGACGGCCTCGCGCAGCACCTCCTGATAGGCGCCGCCGTCGGTGGCCAGATCTACGGCATATTCGATCCGATACCCGCCGATGTTGCCGTTGGTGTCCTGCTGCTGGAGCGCTGGCCAGGCGAAGCGCAGACGCACTGCGGAAAGCTGGGTATTGCTCAGCGAGCGCACCCAGGGCGTATCGCTGCGCAACTCGATGTTGACGCTGGTTTCGTTCTCAACGGCAGGGATGCCTGGGATGTAGTCCTGGTCCACCGACCCCGCGCGCCACTCCCACTTAACGTTGGGGAAATTCAGGTTACCGCTCGGATCCATCAGCGGGGTGTTGTCGAGGTAGATATCGCGCTCGCTCGGAACGCCGGCGAACTCGCCTTCGCCCACGGCAAGCAGGATCTTGGCCATCGCGACCGAGCGCAGGCTGTCGGGTGCCTCGACCGGCTGTTTCGGCTTGCTACTGCCGCCCTTGCGGCCGGAAATCGCTACCGCCTCAGCATGGCGCTTTAGATTTTCGCCGCTATCCATTATTCCCCCAGCATTATAGAAACAAGAGGCTTTCATACTGCACCCTACAGGGCTAATATCGAGACCCATCATTAAAAAAGGAATCTTTATGTCATCCGACACTCTGAACCAAAACATGAAACTTCTAGCAATGTTTCATACTAATGAAATTAGCTGGGCAGACTTTGTGCAAAAGGCCGACCCAGAAACTATTAAAAGACTTTTTGATGAAGGAATATCAACTATTAACGCGACCAGAGTGCAGGCCGGCAGATACCGCTATCGCCGCATGTATAGCGGAGGCCTAACACCAAAGGGACTGGAGAAGATGAAAACGATGTAGCTTTCTCAGGGCCCCGTAACCGGGGCCTTTCTACGCCTTGTCCTCGGCGTAAATCGACGCCGAAATAATCGCCCCACCCCAGCGGCGCTTCCCGTAGCAGATCGGTACCGGGTTCCCGCTGGCTGTGGTATTTCTGGCGCTGCCGAAGGCGTAGCTGGGCAGGTTCTCCGGCGCCGCGCTCTGCTTCAGGCCCTGGGCTTGGGGGCTGAGCATTTGGATGACGCCGCCGATCGCCATCGCCACACCGGCTGTCCCCATAGCCCCCGTCAGACCACCGGCAGCGGCGAAACCACCAGGGCCGGCCATGATGGTCGCCGCCACGATAAGGGCAACACCCACAATCGTCTGCACCAACCCGCCACGCTTCCGGCCACGCATGACCGGAGCAATGCGAATTTCCTCGGCGCCCCCGAACTGCAGCTCATCTTGGGAAATGTTCCGTTTCCCACGGAATACAGCGAACTCCATACCTCGCAGGTGGGCATTGGCGAGGAAGCGCTCGAGGCCTGGAATCTGCACACACAAGGCCTTGATCGCTTCCGCAGTCGACCCGACGAGCATACGGTACTCCCGGCCGAACTGCCGGAGCGCGCCGTAGAGCTTGATGGTGGTCATCGGAGTGTGGTGCGCTGCGGTGGTCATGTTTTTCTCCAGGTAACAAAAAACCGCCCGGAGGCGGTTCTTCGAAAAAACCGTTAGTTAAATCTACCGACCTTTGAGCCAGTAAAGATCCCCATGAATATAGTGCGAAACTCCAAGTTCTCTCAATACTGAATTGGCCGAGCGCTTGTCAGAAAATGGTCCAACTATCACCGTCAAGCCCGAAGCTGAAGCTATAGGCAGTTTCAATTCATCAAACTTAGCCTTCGCACCATTAACCTCTTCTGCGGACTTACACTTCACCTTTACAGCCCAGCCAACACTTACTCCGACTGGCGCTGACTTCTCCGCTACCGAGTCAACATCAGCTCCACAGTAACGACACTTGATCGCAGCGCACTTAATCATCTCAGCGCAATACGGACACGGTCGAACATCACTTGTTTGAGCTTGCAGATTTAGATTATTTCGACTCACGGAATTATTGCTCTCACTCTCTCTTGTGGCAGACGCAGCCCAAACCAAAGCGGCAACCCATCCCACAAAGGTCCATCCGAGAAGCAAGTTCAATACAGTTATCGCGCCTTTATTATGATGCTTTCTATTTTCAGCGATTATTGCAGGTAAAAAGTAGAGGACAACACCTCCAATCAGAAGGACAAAACCGAGCAATAAAGAGGAACCGCTTTCCATATCCAGCCTCCTAAAAGCTCGCAATCTACCATCACCTGGCCAGCATCAAAACCCAGAGTCCGCCCAGCAGAAACAGAAAGGGCGCCCAAAGGCGCCCTCTCCATGCCGTTTACGGCCCATACCATGCCCAACCTTGCCGCACCCAACCTAGCCCAGCCTTGCCTTGCCGAACCGAGCCGAACCCGACCCAGCCCGACCCAGACATGCCCCGCCGAGCAATTGGCGCTTGCGCACCGCACAACGCACCCACTGGATGCGCTGTACGCTGTGAAGCTCAGGTCAGAGCCTTCCTCGTCATTCCGCGCAAAGCGGAAAACTTCGCGAGCTGGTCCAGATTGTCGCGGCGCTGCTCGTCCGTCAACTCGGTGATCCGTAGATACCGAAGCTTCTGCCCGGTGCTGCGGAAGACCTTGCGGACGTTGCGCCCCAGTTCATCCATCGCGACGCCGGTCTGTTCATGAGGCGGCACCCAGCGGTAGCCGCGCCCGCGAACCGACTGCAGGCAGACCTGGTGGTCTCGAAGCAGTTCGGCTTTGAACGCCTCGACGTTGGCCAACCATTCGAACTGCCGATCGCGGAACTGCTCTACCGTGAGCGCCTTGGAATCACTCATCGAAGGCATGCCGAAGCGCGCTTCAAGCCAGTCGTGTCCGACCAGGTCCCCATATTTGAACTCCTTGAGGAAGTCTTCGACAGCCTGCTTGTGCACCGGGTACTTCGTCACTTCAGCCATAGATCACCTCGAAACGCCCGAAGCGGGGACGGTACTCGCACACGCCGATCAGCTTGCCGGAGTCGTCGATAGCCTTCTTGACCTCCTGCAGGTCCAGCACGTCGGTGTTGATGGCGACCTCAAGTTCGCATGCCCAGTCCAGGAAGATCGGCCTGTACCGCATGACCTTGGCCTGGCCGACCTTCACTCCGCGGCAATCCACGAACCGCTGGTCGTCCCAGAGCGCCTCCGGCGTCGTCGGCCCGTCGAAGTCCAGCGAAGCCTTGTCTGTCATCACCAGCGCTCCACGCTTCCAGTGGGTGCCGAGCTTCTGCAGCTTGGCGCCGGCCAGGAACGTCGCGTCGAAGTTCGCGCCCGGAATGTGGATGCCCGAGGTCTCATCGAAGTACACGCCGGCGATGAACTCCGATCTGGCGATCGCAACATGGTCGTCATCGACTTTCTTGCGCTTGCTGGTCAGTTCACGATGCGCCTTCGTTGCCGGGTGCAGCGGGTTGGCCAACTTGTCGCTATGCATCATGAGGGGGGATACCCCTTTTATGCGAAGGGTCAGCAGTTCCATGCTCATGCCGAAGCCCCCTTCTGCCAGTTCAGCTCGTTGGCACAGTACTTCCTCACGTGCGCTGCGGAACCCAGCCCATCCCACAGAAAGCCCGCCAACTCGACGCCAGCATTACAACCGAGCCCGCTGAGGTGAGTGGCCAGACGACGGCTCTCAACGATCTTCCAGCACTTCTCCACACAGTCGACCAGAAACGCAATGTTCGACCACGAGCAGGTGTCGACGGCCGACGCGACTCTATCCTTCGGCAACCACTCGCCTTCCAAGGCGTAGGCGGCGATGAAGTTCCGCGCGCTGTCGAGCTGGTCGGCCGGAATATCCTCGGCGGTCACGACGCTGAACGCCTTGTGCACCTGGCTCCAGATGTGGTTCTTGGCGCCTCGGCGAACCGCTGACGGCAGGTGCCGCACCTTGCCATCGACGACGGCAGCCAGGCAGTGGAAGCCATCGGTTCCGATCGTGGTGGCGAGTACGCTGGCCGCAGTCCGGTCATCGCGCCGAACAGCGGCGCCCTCGTTCCAGTAGGCCCAGAGCACGTCGTCGCACTCGTTCTGGTAGGCGATGATGCCCTCGCGCAGTTCCGGACGTACCTTGTTCGGGTGGATCGACATCAGCCAGCCGGTGAGCTTGCGGAGCGGGAGGCAGGAAACTGGACGACGCTGGGTGTCCCCCGGTAGCTGAATCACCATTTCGGTGATGCAGGTGGCGAATCGACCTGATTGCAGCTTGCGGTGCTGGCTCTGCCAGGCCAGCCCCATGCCCTCCACCACCGGCTTCATCGGCACGAAGGGCTCCCCTGCATTGCCCACCAGCAGGAGTTCCTTCTGGCGGAACGGGATGACCTGAGCAGTCGTTGTGCTATGATCGTGCATGACGTTGGTTTCCTCGTAGATTTCGACGTTTCCCCGAAGCCCTGGGTGTTGGCGCACCTGGGGCTTCTTCATTTCAGGCATTTGCCTGCTCCCTCTGCCTCTGCACTTCTCTCAGCGCAAAAACAACTTCGGCGGTCTGCGAACGGCAGTTCTTTTGCGCCTCAGCCTCTACCCATTGCTTCAAGTCCTCTGGCAACCGCAGGTTGAACTGTGTGTCTTTTCTAGCCATCGCACCCTCCAGTGCATCACCGTTATACACATGAAAAATGTATAACGGTGATTCATTGCTGTCAATAGCACCGTGGTGCATGCTGTCAACTCGTTGTAAAACTATCTATCACCAAGGATTGACAGCCAGTGAGCCGCTCTGACCCTCAGTTCAACCTGCGTATCCCAGAAGAGTTGAAGGAGCTAGTGGTCGCAGCCGCGCGAGAAAACAAGCGATCTGCAACTGCGGAAATACTCGCTCGCCTGGAGCGAAGCTTTACCGAACCTAATGATTTGGGCTGGACCGATATTGAGCGTCTGCGGGGCGAGGAGCTTGGCAATCCGACGCAAAAGCCCAACAGCACTCGGCCGACGCCCCATCCCTCCCGGAAAATCGAATTGGTTACTGACTCGGCGAAGGTGAGCGATGTAGTCATCGACGGGGACCGGATAGTCATTCAGATCACCGAGGCCCTCGCAAATGCCCTCAAAGGGCGCGAACGCTCCGAACAGGCAGAACCTTCACAGCCGTCTCGATCAGGCAAGAGATCGCCCAAGAAGTGACACATCCGTAAACCCGCGAAGAAGTCTCGGAAAGCATGACTTACCAAGGAGCGACTATGACTATACGCAGCCTCGCCAAGCACCTCCCTCCAGACCCAGATAACACCGGGTGCGTGCTCGGCTGGGGGTTAATTGACCGAAAGAACTGGCACTTTATCGACATCTACCCGAGCCGAGAGGTCGCCGAAGCAGAAGCTAAGGCGCGCGGTGACCACTACACAGTCGACTATGGTTCACACCGCCTGGGCACCGATGATTTTGTAGGCGGACTCACGCCGCCGGGCTAATCGCTTCGAAGGTGATACGCCCTGGACCAGAAACCAGTCGTGCGGTGAGCCCAGGCTTCCCGGAATAGCTACGACGATACCCAGGGCTACCTGGACTCGTCATGCCGGCGAATCTCAAGCGGTCGATTTCATCCTGATCGTCGAGGATCGCCACGAGCGCCTCACCGCCGCACCGCACGCCATCACGCACCGTAAATAGGTCATGGATGGTTAGCAAATAGCGCTGCTGCATACTCTCCTCCCGCGGCACAGCCGCTTCATTTCGCGTACCAGTGCCGCAGCACCAGTCGCATCCGGTCGAGCCACGGCCCACCGAACACGATGATTTCGCTGGGCTTGCCGTACAGGTGGTGCAACAGGAACGGCCCGGCGCCGAAGTGTTGCATATCCTCGCCAGGTAGTGATGGGTCGTCCGCCAGGTAGATCCCAGCGTGGTTCGGGTGCGCGGTGCGCCCCACTGACATTACGATCATGTCGCCGCGCTGCGGCCGATCAACCCGGACGAAGCCGGCCCCTTCGAACCGCTGCTCGTAGAGACTTGGACCGTCTGCCCGCTCCCACCAGCCATCGGCACGCTCGAAGTGCGGGAACTCGATGCCCCACTCCCTCTGGTACCAGTCCGAGCAGACCTGCCAGCAGTCCTGCACCCCATGCACGAAGGCGCGCCCGAGCAGCGGCACCTGGTCGACGGGCTCGATGGTACGCAGGTCACCCTCCGGCCAGCTCAGGATGTGCCATGTCAGGCCCGAGGCGTTGCACATAGCGACGTCGGCGGCACTCGGTCGGCTGGTGGCATCGGGGTGGCTATGCACCACGGCGACGATCTCTCCCTGATCCTCTGCCTCTGCATACGCCTCCGGTGCGATGCGGAACTCCTCGCCGGCGTCGGCAGCGGTGTTTTCGCAGGGAACGTATCGCTGGCTCCGGCCAGAACGGATGATCAGTCCGCAGCACTCGCGCGGATACTCTGCCGCGGCGTGCTTCTGCACGGCAGACAGGATGTGCTTGAGCATGGTCAGCTCCTGGCGATGATCGAGACGGCAGGGAAGCCGCCGAAGGGCAGTTGGTTGCCTTCACCGAAGCGCGGGATGCAACCGGTGCCCAGGCAGCCATCACACTCGTCCTGGGCTGGGTCATCGGTGGGGTTGCCGTCGATGTCGAAGTACGGGCCGGTGTAGCCGCAGTCGGGTCCGCGGTACCCGCCCGTCATCGCCCAGTGGCACAGGGTGGTCATCTGCCGGCCGACCTGCTCGCCGCCAACGTCGCCTGGCGAGGCCAGTTCCCAAGCCACGAACTGGCCGTCCTCGTTGGTTTTCTGGTCCAAGTACCAGATCTCGACGATCTCCTGGGAGGGATCAGCGTCGGGATTGCCGCCAGGGAAGTTCGCCGCGTCCAGATACTTCGCCAGCGTCGTCCGGATGGTGAGGCGGAACTGGAGCAGGTCCTCGAACGCCAGGCAGAGCGCCGTAATCCGGCCATTGACGTTGCCGGCGGTGAAGCTCGGCCGCGCCGCAGTACCATCGCTGTTCGCCTCGATGCCCTCGATCTGCACCGGCCAGGCCGCGTATTCGTGGCCCTGCCACCAGATCGGTTTCGCCGGTAACTGGTCGGCGTTGGCACCGGCGGCGGCCAGTTCCTGCGGGCTGTGCGGGATAGCGTGTCCGTGGAACCGGACCACGTCAGCGCCGAAGTCGCTGCCGTCGAGTTCGAACAGCACGACCTCGCCGCCGGGCTCCAGCTTCTGGATATCGGTGATCAGTGTCATGGATGGAATGCCTGTTCAAAGGTACCCGTGAATCGCACCAGTCCACCAGCCAGCGGCATTGGACTTGGGTTCTTGCAGGTATAGAGCCCGAGATGCCCTAAAGGATTGGTCCAAAGGAACGATTTCGCCCCAGCGTGGCGTTCCATGAACTCCATCAGTTGCACTGCAGCCTGCGCCTTCAGCACGCAGGTAACCGGCCAAGACTGGCGGAGGTTATTGATTCCGTCCGCTACCTCCTGACGGTAGCCGTCGCCGAACTGCGCCGTGCGTACCGAAAAGCTCATGTCCGGGGCCTCCGGGCGCATCGTTGGCCAGTTGAAAGTCTCAATAGCCACAACTACCTCCCATTGATTGAGCGCCAAATCTGTCCACCGGCGCGCGTCGCTTTACCGATCTCTTCCACCGCAACCGCTCGGAAGCGACTTTCAAGTCCACGCTGCAGAGCTGCTTGATCAACTGCTCCAGCTTCCTGATCCTGGCTCTCAAGTGTCACTGGCGCGTAGATGCTGATACTCATAGAGCCGCCACCCGCCGCAGCAATCGACGCCCGACCGGCGCCCAAAGGAACAACCGATCCACCTTCTGCGCCAGTCATAAGGTATGTGCGGCCTCCTTGACTCAACAGTTCAGGCCCTCTCTCGTTCACCTCGTACAGCGAGTTCGGAGCCACCGTCCCCCCGCTTGCACGCTGACCAGCGACCCAGGAAGTGAAAGCGCTGCCGGTATAGTCGGAAGCACTGGCGCCACCCGCACCACCACCGAAAAAGCCGCTTACCGCTGAGCCCAATACGCTTCCAGCCAACCCAGAAAAAATCCCGGTTGCGGCCTGCCGCGTTGCGATACGTGCCATGTCGGCCAGCACACTCTTGGCGAAGTCGGAGAACGACAACTTGCCGGTCGTGGCGAAGGCCGCGACTGCATCCTCCATGCTGCTGAAGACGCTGGTGAACAGGTTCTTGGTTTGGCCCGCCACGTCCCGAGCACTCTCCAGATAGGTCTTGAACGCCGATCTGGCTCCCAATGACCAATCCTTCTGAGTCTCATCGACTTGATGGAAGTATTCGTTCTGCTTGGCCAGCGCCTTACGGTGATAATCGTCCAGAGCAGCGAGTTCCTTTTCGTACTGGCTCTGGCTGATGCCGCCGTTGGTTTCGCCGCGGTTGCGTTGTTCCTGCAGCTTGGCGCTCTGGCTCTGGTAGTCCTGCTCCAGCTTTAAACGGTCCTGAATGCGCCGGCGCTCTTCATCGCCCGCACCAAGGCCAGCGATCTGCAGTTCGTACCCCTGCTGCACTGAACGCAGGCGCCCCTCAAGGTTTGCGCGGTACGCGTCGATCCTGGCGATTTCCTCCTTCTTCCTCGCCTCGGCCTCGAGCGCCACGTTCTTCTGAAGCTGCGCGCGAACCTCCGCCTCCCTAGCCAAGAGAGACTTTTGATCGGCAGTCAGGACAGCTTTCACCTTCAGGTCCGCAATCTGCTGCTCCCACTTCGCCATCTCACGCTGCGAAACGGACAGTTTCTCGCTGGTACCAAGTTGCTGCTCCAGGGCTCCCTGCTGCTCGCGCAGACGCAACAGGTACTGGGTAGCAGCATCATCACGAAATTGAGAAGACCTGGCCGCCTTCGGGTCCTTGAACCGCTGATTGATGCCAGCCACCAGCTTGTCGAAGGTTCCGCCTGATACGCTATCACCGACAATATTCACACCCTTGAGCCAGTCGGGAAGCGCGCTCAACTTGCCTGCCGAGATCATCTTCTCGGCCGCGCGGTAGCCGGCGACGTACCTCTTGGTCAGCTCATCAATTGCTTTCGCTCGCTTGGCCGCCGGGGAGACATCGCCTAACTGGTCGCCCAGCTCTTTCTCAATGGCGATGAGCTGCTGGTCAGCCTCGCCCAGCTCAGCCTCCGACTTGGCATTCTGCTCGGACAAGTCTTTTCGGACGAGCAAGAGGCTGTTCTGCTCCTTCAATGCCTCTGTGGAGCTGAACTGATCCCGAAAGGACTGAAATAGTGCTCCGGTAGCGGCCACGCCAGGCAAGCCAGTTGCGGCGCCAGTTAGTGCGCCACGCAAAGCATTCGACAGAAACGGAGCGTTTTGCCGTTGATCCAATGTCCGTTGGAGCGTCTGTATTTGCTCATTGAGGGTTGGAAACAAGTCAGCACGGATTGCAGCGTAGGCATTACCGATCGCCGTTTTAACTGCGTCCCATCCCTGCTCAACACCAGACAGAGACTCGCGATACTGTTTCAGCCTCTCCTGAGCGTTACGATGCAGATCCTCGTTCAGTTGATCGACAGCCTGCTGATGGTCGCCTTGCTCATCGATCGCCTTGATCGCCTGATATTGCTCGTAACTCAGCAGCCGATACTGCTCGCTAACTCGTGCCGCTGCCCTAGTCGCATCATCCCCCAGCTCTGACAAGGACTTCGCCACATCCTCAATATCCCGCCCGGTAAATTGAGCGATTGCGCTGGTCGTTTCCGTGAGGCTCTGAAGTTGGCCGGCCCCAACCTTTCCGCTGGCTGCCAATGCAATAGCAGCTCGATTCGCGCTGGCCAATGATCCGGAGACCGAAGCAGCCTGCTTAGCAACTTGAGCCAGAGCCGACCCAGTCATGCCTGCCGCGCCATTCCCAGCAAAAATTGCTTTGCTAAAGGCAGCGGCCTTTTTCTCTGCGTCGTAGAAAGCAAAACCAAGCGTGCCGGCAGCTGCAGCCAACCCGTTAACGGGGTTAATCAAGCTCAGCGCATAACCACCAACCGCCCGCAGCGCTGAGCCAAGTCCGCCGAACATATCGCGAACCTGTGCGCCTTGCTGCAGAAGGACCTGCATGGGGGACTGGCCGCCCTGGATGCTGACGACGACATCACTGATCTGCGCGGGAAGCCCCCGCATAGCGGCCTGGGTTTGCCTGGCGGTAAGACCGGTCCGACCCAACTGATCGTTGAACCTGGCAAGGTTCCGGCTGCCGGCATCGAGACTGGTAGATTGCTCCTGGGCTGCAGTAGCGGACTTCTTGGCCTGTTCGGCAATGCGCTGCTGCGACTGGATGATGGCTTGCCCGCGAGCGTTGATCTCCTCCTGGTACTTGGTCCAGTCGATGGTCGAGGCATTCGCCTTCTCGAGGGCTGCGCTACTGCTGGTAGCCGCCTTCGCAAGCCTCTGATGGTAATCACTGGCCTCCAGCGAGGCGCGAACCATGTTGGAGATGCGCGCGGATGCTTGGGCAGAGGTTTCTCCGACCGAGTCGACCGCATTTTCAGCTCGGACGGCGGATCCGACCAGGCGATCCAGATCCTGAGCCGCCTGGTCGGCGCTCTCCGAATGCACGGCGATGCCAAGGCTTGCAATATCCATCGCTTACCCTTCATGAATTGTTGTCAGCGCGACGGCTTCCATCGTCTGGACGGCATCGAACAGTTCGGACCATTGAGCCCGCGGCACCCCGCGCAGCCGTAAGATGTCCTGTAAGACGCCGTAGTCCAGTCCAGTGGGACCGTTCATGCCTGTTCGCCACTGGGTGGACATGTCGCGAAACAGCAGGAAAGCCCGCCAGTTCTCAGGCCAGATGGCCACCTCTTCCACCGGTAGGTCATCAGGCCTGAGCCCCAGCGCAGCAAGGGCTTCCGCATCAGGCTCTGTCTTGTACAGCGCTGCCGCCGCGCTGGTCAGTTTCCCAGGCGGGCCTGGGTGATCTGCTCCATGTACACCCTGACAACCGTCGGGCCGGCGCCGAGGTAGTTCTGCAGCAGTCGCTGTACGTTCTCGTCGTTGAACGCGTCGTCGAGTTCCCAGCCTGCCGCGACGGCCATGATCGCCTCGCGGTCAGACAGTTCGCCCACTCCCTTCAGGAATGCGTCGAGATCATCCTTTGGCATGTGCTTGAAGGTGAACTTCACCTCGACACTCCCGCCGCCATGCAATGGGATTGGTACTGGAGCAATGAAAGTAGGCTTCGGGTCCAGGGAAAACTTGACTTTGCTCATATCCCCTCCTTACGCCGCCAGGTATCGAAGCGGACGACCAGACAGGCCAATGCTGATAGTGCGGGTCATCAACTGATTCCGCTCCATGGTCGGCGAACTGGTGATGCTCACGTAGCCGGGATACAGGATTTGGTCACCACTCGGCAGCTTCAGCCGGATGACGGTCAGTGCTTTCGTTTCCCCAAGATTCTCGACCACATCGACATATGCGGCGGACGGCTGGTCTTCGACCGTAATCTCCAGGGAAAGCGGGTTCCGATTGATCGGGATCTGCCGATCATCATCTTCTTCCAAGTAGCCAACGGTCAGATACTGCTGCTCACCCCCCGAAGAGGAAAATCCGGTGACCTTCGAGATCTGAACCCAGGACTCCACCGGAATCACCGAACCAACACCGGAACCTGGGGTGTAGATATCAGTGTTGGTGGTATCCAGCCCACCCAGTGCGAAAGTATCAGTTGTGACCGCTCCGATGCGGCTGGCTCGGTCAGATATCTTGGCCCAGCCGGAGGTGATCAGAACGGCATCCCCCATCTCCAGGGAATGGCCAGTAGCGCTGGCAATCGGCGGTTTTGCGTTGGTAATTGCCGTGAAAGCAACGGCGGCCCCCAGTGTGGATGCAATTTCCAGCACGGAGCCATTGGGCAGCGGGAAGCGTGCGGCCATGAGTATTTCCTCTTGAAAGCCCGCCAGGCGGCGGATGGTTGTGCCCGATCGGGCTATTGGTCAGCCGCGCCGCGATAGGCAAAGCTGGCTGGAACGATGTAGGAGGCATCATCGAAGATGGCCGGTCCTTGCTCTACTGGTCCGGCAACAATCCCTTCGAAGTCACCGCGCGACAGGCGCGAGTCAACGCGAAACAGTGAAGTGATCTCATCAACAAGCGACTCTGCAATCCCCAGCGACTGGCCCGATGGGCAGACGATGCTGACCTGGTAGACACCCCGAAACTCGAGAGCCTCGCCAGCCAAATGAGGGGTGCTGGTCCCGCTTGGAAGTAGATACCCGCGGAGGTATGTCTCGCCGACCTCGGGAGTGAAACTGGACGCTTGAAACGCCACACGAATAGGCCTCCCTTTTGCCCATGAGTTGAGCTTTTCCTCGATAGCTTGGCGAGCAAGAGAATGGGACATATCGACCCCTGGTCTGGTGGAGCTACACCTGGTTCGCCCTGACGGCGGCCTCCACAATCTGCTGGAATTCGGCGATGGTCACCCGGACCATGCCAGCCGGCGCCCGGCTGGAGTGCCCGTACTCCAGCGGTACCGCATACGGCAGGTTGTTCACCAGGTAGGCGGTATCACCGAGCTTCAGCGGCTGGACCCCGGCGGTCACTGCAGAAATTGCCTTGCTGCCAGTCGGGTCGACGTCATCAATCTCCCCCGGTGCGGCCGTGCCAATGCTGAACTGCCAGTTGGCCCGAAAGCGCCCGCCAACATACCCGCGCCCGGCCACCATCCCGTTGACGTCGAAGTTCTGGTCACGCTCCGCCTTGGTCAGCGGCTTCGCGTGCTTCACGCCTCGACGTAGCTTCCCGTTGCTGGTGAAGTTGCTCGGATTCAGGTTGATCAGGGTGTTGCGAATCGCAACGTTCTCGTCGTAGCGGTCCGCCGCAGCACTCGCTCGCTGGCGGTAGGCGACGTTCGCGGCCCACCGCTCCGGGTCACCGACTGGAGATTTCTCGATCACCTTGACGGACAGGTCCAACATGATCCGCTGGTAGATCGCATCGCCGGCAGCCAAGGCTTGGTCGCGGAACTGCGCCACCGCTGCAGCGAAGCTGCCCTGGCGCCCTGAGTAGCGTTGACGCATGCGAGAGCCACGGGCCATGCGCTACCTCCTCGTTTGCGCGACGAAGCCGATGTCCAGGCCGGCATAATTCCAGGCTTTCGCAGTCACCACCTTGAAGGCCTCGCCGTCGAACTCGATACGGTCGCCGTTCCTCGGCGCCGGCATGTCCTGCCCCCCGAGCTGCACTGGAGACATGATGATCTCGACATCACCCTGTTGGATCAGCGAACCGTCGATAGCCCGCACATCGTAGTCCTGGCGCATGCCGGAACCATCGAAGCGGCGCTCGATGGTTGGGCTTCCACCGGTCGCTGGGTCGTATTCGCCCTGCTCGAACTTGGTCAGGCGTAGCTCAAGCCCCTTACCGCCCTTACTCCGCGGTGCCAGCATACGAATGGCCATCGCCCGGGAACGGTCGTAGATATCAGCCATCAGCTCATCCTCGACACCCTGACGTTGAACATGCCCCCGCCGACGGTCAGCGCCTCCAGAAGCCGATCCACTGCAACGTAGCGCGGCTGCCCCTGGTTCACCGGATCGGCGTAGACCGTGGTGAGGGGCCCCACCGTCTCGGATTTCACGGCGGAGGCCTGCTGTACCGTATCCAGCGGCCCGTCAAGCGCCAACAGGGCCAGTTCGCACGTTGCGGCCTGCAGTTTCCGGTTCGGCCATGCCAGGCCGGTGCGTGGAAACTCCAACGGCTGGTCCGGGTCGACCTTCGAGCCTCGGAATTGATAGCTACGGTCGATGTAGTCGGTCGCCCTGATCAGTGCCGAGGAGCGGCTGTCATTGGAGGCCGACGCCCAGGCAGCATTGCCGCGCTGAGCGTGATACTCGGTAGCCTGGTCGACGGAGACGTAGCTGTTGGCGCCGTCACCCTCAGTCACCACCGCCATTGGCTTTCTCCTCGGTCGCCTTCAGGAGCTCGCGCAGCGAATCGGGCGTGGCGCCTTCCGGCACCTCGACACCCAGTTCAACGAGACGCGCCAGCACCTGTTCGTCGTTCAACGGCGAGGGCTCCTGGGCCGCCTTCGCCTCGGCGAGCAGTTTCGCCAACGCAGCCTTGCCTGCACGCCCATCAAACGCAACGCCGAGGGTCTTCAGGTCAGCCTTGATTTTGTCGAGGGTCGGCTCGCCGTCCTGGCCGCCCGAAGCCTTCGCAGCACCGCTGGTTTGCAGTTCGATCAGGTCGTAGGCCACCGAGTATGCCCGCGGCACCTCGCCAGCCACCGCATCGGCCTGTTCGAGGAAGTCACCCTGGCGATAGGCGAGCGGATCCCGAATCGTCAGCCCATTGCGCTGGGCGAACTCCATCTGGTCCGAGGTCGCCGGGCCCGCTACGAACCACAGAATCTTCTTGGTCATTGTCCACCTCATGAAAAGGGGGGCCTGGCGGCCCCTCTGCGGTTACTTGCTCAGCACCAGAACGCCGGCGGTGTCCTTGACGCTGGTGGCGGTGCGCTCCCAGTTCGCCGCGGTGCCGATCGCGGTATCGTTCGGCGAAGCGCCGCCCGCACCGGTCTTCCAGGTGTAACCGAGCACGCCCAGGTTGTAGCTCCACTCGGCCTGGTAGACCGAACCCAGGTTCTCCTTGCCGGTGGTGCGGTTCAGGACCGCGTCGAAGTCGTTGTTGCCGGTCACCAGCACCGAGCTCTGCACCAGGCCCAGGGAGCGGAACGAAGCTGGGTTGGCCTCGGGGTCGGCGCCCGCCGGCACGATCAGCGAGTCGGCGTCGGTCACCACGAACAGGCGGCCGAACGGGTCGCGCATCACGTTCACGCCGTCGTAGGTGAACAGGTTCTCGGCGTTCGCAAGAGCGTTGTCGTAGAGATCGCTGACCACGCTGGAGTGGAACACCCAGGCCGCGATGGCGTTGGCGCGGTCGCCGAACTTGAACGCCGCCTTGTTCAGGGTGCGGAAGGTTGCGGTCTCGGTAGCGCTGCCATGGGTCGCGTCGGTGTGACCGCTGATTGCAGCCACCGCGCCGCGGATGGCGGTGTTCAGCATGTCCGCGACCCGTGCTTTACCCAGTTGCTCACCGATGGTCAGGGCCGCCAACGCCGGGTTCTGCAACACCCAGTTGTACTGGGCCGCTTCATACTCGATCGGTGGCGTGCCGGCGGCGACCTTCACCGCGGCGTTGAGCAACTGCGTCAGACGAGTCGCAGCCACGTCGCCGTTGCCGTAGACGTTGCGGCGGCGCACCAGATTGGCGATCAGCTTGAAGCTGGCCTTGATGTCGAAGTCGCCCTGCGCCGGCGCGTTCTGCAGAACGATGGTGCCGGCGGATGCCTGGTTGAATTTGTCGATCGCCTGGGCGACGGTTTCGGTCAGAGCCGTGTAGGTCTGCTTGTTGAATACAGCGAGATCGAAAGCCATGTGGCCTCCTTACTTGATCGTTTCGAGGTAGGCGACCTTCTCGGCCTCGGTCTTGCAGTCGGCGAGCGACTTGGCCGTGCTGCCGGAGGGCTTGCCGCCCGGGGGCGTTCCGCCGCCGGAGTGGCCAGAGCCCTTCAGGATCTGGTCGCGGTAGGGGTACTGGTCGACGAGAATCTCCAGCGCTTCATCGAAGTCGGCGGCCTCGCCGGGACGGGCCTTGCTGTACAGCTTGTTGCCGTGGGCGTCGTAGGCCACGACATTGCCGTCCTCGATTTTCAGGTGCTTGCCGAACACGGACTGCACCATGTCGGCCGGAACAGCCAGGCGGTCTGCCACGAACTTCGAGCGAGAGAAGCTGCCGCCGATCTTCTCGGCGTAGAGCTGCTGCTCCAACTGCTCCGCGCGCGTGGTGGCCTCGGTCAGCTTGGTGTCGTAGGCCTTGCCGATTTCTGCCTTCACCTTCTCGATCTCGCCGGCATCCACCAGCTTCTTCGCGTCGAGATTGGCGACAGTTTCCAGGGCTTTGCGCGCTGCGGCCGGGTCCTCGATGCCTTCGAAGTCCTTTGCGATTTTCTCGGCCTTCTCCGCCCGCTCGCGGTGCTGCTTGGCCTCTCCGTTCAAGCGGGTGATGGTGGCTCGGGTGCCGATCGCATCGAAAGCGATCTCCTTGCCGTCATCCTCCAAGTAGACCGGCTTGCCATCCTGGACCTCGGCGTATTGCTTGCCATCGACTTCGACAGTCTTCAGTTTCATCTCGTCTTTCTCCGGCCATCCGGCCATTGCGATGGGCCATCCGGCCCGGAAGGCGCCCCGCTCCATCCGAAACGCAGGCATAAAAAAGCCCCGGACATTGCCGGGGCCTACACGAATTGGTGATCAGATCAGTCGGGCGCGTACAGCGACCTGAGTTGCGCCAGGCTCAGCGGGTTGCCCCGCTGGTCCAACAGGTCGCTCAAGGTGATGACGCCTCGGCGCCAGAGGTCGGCGCGACCGGGCCCCAGCTTCTCGTCCTGGAAGGCCTTCGACTTACCCTTGAGCCATGTCTCGAAGTTCAGACTGGCCGGCACCTGGCCGTCCATCGACGCCCGAGTGCTCTTCACCTCGTCGACGTCGACACCCAACTCACGCATCGTCTTGAGCCAAGGCAGAGTGGCACTGCGACACCCCCAGTGCCGCGGGCAACCTTGCTTGTACGGCAACGAGTGCCCCACAGGCCTGAACTGCAGATCCCAAGTCTTCTGGTCGTAGACCATGCAGATTTCAGTGGTGTGCGAGTCCAATGTGCTGAGCTGGCGATACCCTTTCACCGGTCCATTCTCGCCAGAATTGGCCTTGTAGACCTCCATCCTGGCGCCATTGGCCACCGCTTGGGCGCTGTTGTGGACCAAGGTCCGAGCCGCGCGCTTGCTGACATCCATGAAGCCCTTCACCGGCGGTTGGTCGCCCCGAGCCCGGCGGCCGACGATCTGGGTGACCATCTGTTCCGTGGTCTCGCCGTTCACGAAGCCATTGCGCACCACACCCGCGAACCGGAACGACACATCCGCAGCCTGCTTGAGCCACCATTGCTTGGTAGGCGCGCCCTCGATGAGCGTATTCGCAACCACGGCGCTGAGTCGGTTCTTGCCGACGCCGAGCATGATTGGCCGGCTCACCAGACTGTTGACTGAGCTCGACGCGAAGCCTCCTTCGATGACCGCGAGTTGCCGCAGGTTGGCATCATGTGCCGCAGCGATCTCGGTGTACTGCGCCTTGATTGCCTTGGCCGCCTCGTCGAGGATCGCGTTGACCTCCTTTACGTTCTTCAGCGGCAACCGACGGCCCTGCAGCAGCTTCACCAACTCCTCGGCGAGTTCGGTGATCTTCTCCTCGACTTCCTTCGACATACCCGCCGTGGCCCTGATCAGGTCGATACCATGGTCGGTATACAGCTCCGCCAGCAGCACCTCCAAGCGAGTCATATCGCAGGCTCCTGGTTGCGGATCCGCTCCTGCTCCGACTCCCAGTCCAGGTCCTCGGCAAGCATGCCGCGGCGCTGGGCCTCGTTGAACAGGGTCTGGTCTGACAGCGAGCCGCCGTCACGCATGCGCTGCAGCACACCCATGGTCTCGGCCGGAGCATAATCCGGGTCGAGATTCGGCTGGAGCTGCACGGTGCCGCCCTCGGCGCGGTTGTTCAGTGCGAGGGAGAAGTACGACAGGAACAGCACCAGGCTGTCCTGCAGGCCCTGGCACATCATCGCCAGTTTGCTGGTCTCCTTAGCCGATTCCTCGCCAGACTGCTTCGCCGTCATGACCTGGGTGGACTTCTCCACCAGCTTCGCACCGGCCTGCCTCATCTCCTCTTGCAGTGAGTCAAGCTGTTCCCGCGCGGTCTTGATGGCGGCGCCGGTGTGCTCGACGTACTTCATGTCGGCTTCCCGAGGCAACTTCACCGCGGAGCGCGCGCCGATGGCCAGTTCGTCGCCGGAGTCGACGCCAGTCATCACCAGGATCGGCACGCAGGCGACATCAACCAGACTGTCCAGGGAGGACTGGAGCCACCAGTGCTTCGCCACCAGGTGGGCGAGTTCGAGCAGCGGTGGCTTTGCCGTGAGGAACCCGGTACGCGCGGTGTAATACGGCACCAAGGGGATGAAGCCGAGCGTGTTCGGGGTGTCCGACACCATCTCCCACCCGTCCTTGCCCTCCTCGAACACACGATGCCGGTGGGGCTCGATCACGCGGATCTGCTCAACGGTTTCGTCGGTGAACTCGTCCACCTCCTCCACCCGGCACGTCCGGAAGCGGAACTGGGTCAGGCTGTCGACACCAGCAACCTTGCCGGTCTTCCACCCCAGCACCTGGCCAGGCTCGATCAGCACCCCGTAGGGCCTGAAGCCGGCTTGTTGCTCGGCCTGCCGTGTGTTCGGCAGATCCTCTGGTCGTTGCGGTATCTCGACCAGGGCGAACTTCAGGCCATACTCCAGCCCGCCGCGGAACCAGTCTTGGGCGAACACTTGCAGGTCACGTCCCTCCGTATCCACGTCGGTCAGCAGGTCGGCGATCTCCTGCGGCACGTCATCGCCGATCACGACCGGCTTCGCAAACACTCGCCCCACCATGGCGCCGACCGTTTCCTCGAACGCGGGGTGCAGCGTCGCCAACTTCAGCCGCGCTTCATAGTCCTCCCTCGTCTCGAGTTGCCGCTTGGGCAGATACGCCTCCCCCGCCTCGCGCATGGCCGAGGTGCCGCCCTTGATGCAATCGATCAGCTTCCAGTGCTCGCGCATCTCCTCGACAGCAGCGCAGCACTGGCAAACGGAATCGCTCATGGTCAGAACCTCAGGGTGGTAACAACGGCCGCAGGTCGCTCGACCGGGAATTCCTTGTGAATGAAGTAGCCCGCAGCATCGTTGGGGTGATCGATGTCGGCGGACTTGTCCGGCTCACCGTTGGTGCCCCACACCTGCTGCTCGAGGGCATCGGCGTAGGTCGGGCAGCGGTCGGGATTGACCCGATACCGTCGCTCGCCCTTGGCGTTGCAGAACATGGCGTTCATGGAGTTGATGCGGTCTTTCACCGGCGGGTTGGCACCAGGCGCCGAGACCGTGAACCCGGCCTGCTTGAGCAGGGAGATGTCGGTCTCGCTGGCCTTGACCGACTTTCGGGATCCCCCCGAGGCGTCCGGATAGACCCGGATCTGCCGCGTGTTGCGGTAGTCGGTGCCGTCGAACAGCCAGTAGCGCTCCTTGATCTGGCGGATCATGTCGGGCGTATCGTAGCCGTTGATGATCTCGTCCACCGCGTGCGGCAGGCCAAGGCGCTTCACATGGACGATTGCCGACATCTTGCCGACGTTGAAGTCCATACCGATGAACAGAGCCTCGCCAGGCTGGATAGTCTCCTGGCTGCCGTTCAGCTTGCGGTCGTAGGCGGTGTAGATCGTCCCAGACGTCAGGTTGACGAACTGGCCGCGCAGGTACGCCGCGATCAGTTGCGGCGGGTACGACTCCATCAGCGAATCGATGTAGTCGTCCGGCAGGTTCGCCTCGTTGTCGTAGGTGCTGGCTTGGACCAGGCCATACAGGTCCTGCAGGTGCGGCTTCTCGCGCAACTGCTTCACGAACTGCTGGAAGACGAACTTGAAGCCTTCCGGGGTGGTGGTGACGTCGACACGGTTGCGCAGGCCGTCCACCTTGTAGCGCATCCGCGCGATGATCTTGCGCCAGGCCTGCTGGGCCTTGACCAGCGACAGGACGTCGAGCTCGTCCACCAGGGACCGGCCGACCTTGAAGCCGACGATGGTTTGCGGCTTCTCCATGGAGCGGCAGATGATCGTCGTGCGGTAGGCGCTGCCGCTGTAGAGGTGAACCTCGTGGTTCGCCTGGTTGATCCTGGTCCGCAGCCCCCAGTCGAAAGCCACCTCCTCCATCGTTGGGTAGAAGATGTCGCGGATCTGGGCGTAGGTCGGCGCGAAGTAGCCGGCGTTGATGCGCGGCCATTCCCAGGCGTGCTGGGCGAGCCCTGAGCAGCCCACCCAGGTCTTGCCGGAGCCGAACCCAGCCACGAAGCCGCAGAACTTGTTCGGCAAGGCCAGGAACTTCGCCTGAGGCCTATTCAGCGTCGGCATCGCGCACCCTCGCATCGATGATGGTCACCGCGACGCTGGTTGGCGGCGCTTCTTCCTCAGGGTTCTCCAGCAGCTTCAGTTCGGCGCGCTTCTTCGCGACATCCAGGCGCTTGAGCTCCAAGTCGAGCGCGGCAGACTCGGTGCCGACGTGACGGCTCAGCAGTTCCAGGTTGCGTAGCTTGTCCGGCCACTTGACCTTGCGGAGCACGCCGGCGATGCGGCGGTCGTCTCCGCGGCCCTCGAACAACTCGGCGATCTCGATGCCGGACAGGAACTGGCGCCAGGCCCTGGGCCAGTCGCGGATAGACCGGAACGATCCGTCGTCCTCGAGGATATCGAGCACGTCCATCTCGTCGATCTCGCGCAGGCGGCGGATCACATAGTCGGCCTCGACCTCGGTGCGCTTCGAGCGCTCGGCCATGGCGGCCTGGATGGCCTGGGCGACCTCCGGCCGCTGGAGCAGTTGATAGCCGATCTCCGTCGCGCGCCGGGTGCTGTAGCCGGCCCGAATCGCGGCCTGCGTCGCGTTGAGGTCTATCAGGTACTCGTCGACGAACAGGCGCTGTTTTTTCGTTAGCGCCATGCTGAACCTCTGCTGTGGAAATCAGGCCGAGTCGGCCTTACGCCCCAGCCACCGGTCTGCGTACTCGCCGATCTTCTTCACACCGACGAAGCCGACAACGCCGCCGATGAACGCTGACGCATCTTCGGGAATGCCGAGCCAGCTCGACCCGGACAGCACAGCAAGCGTCAGCGCGCCACATAGCGCCCCTTCCAGCCAGACCTGCCGTGTCGGGCCACCGCCGTAAATGACTCGCAGCACAGCGATTCCGATGGAAAGTAGGAATGCGTAGACCTGCGACTGGTGCGCGGACAGCCAGGCCAGCACTGCAGCCCACAGGCTAGGGTCTTTTTCGGGCATTTTCGGCATCTCGGTTGTCCTATCCCTTCGCCGGGCAGGCACTGCGCATTGGTGGAGCAGAAACGAAAAAACCCGGCGCCAGGGCCGGGTTTTCGGGGGAATCTGTTGGTTGGGTGCAACTGTGCACAATGGCAAAACGATACCCAAATGCTCGCCAAATCGTCAAGCGACCCGTTTCAGGCGCTCCCGCTGGGCCCAGTAGGCCGCCACGCGGTCATGGTAGCGCTGATGGACACCGGGGCATTCCAGGATGTCCTCGCCCCACTCCTCCCGGTATGCCTCCCCGTACCGCCGCATCCTCGCCGCCCATCGCGCCAGCTCCTGGTCCGACATCCCGCGCAGACGTTCCGCCAGGCGTTGCTGGTGATGCTCCCGGCGCTCGGCGTAGGCCTCGGCGCGCTGCACCGCCACCACATCGCGGTCGACCTGGTGCCAGCGCCAGCCCGGCCCCTTCCGCAGGCCGCACTGCTTCGCCACCACCTCGGCGACCGGCCTCAGCGCCTGGGCATCCAGCTTGTCCACGTGGCGCGCCAGCCGCTCCCAGGTACTGGCGTAATCCCGCGCCCAATGACTGGGGTCGATCCGACAGCCGAGGCGCTCCTCGATGAAGAGGCAGACCTCGGCCGGGCGCAGTGTGTCGCGGCCATTGACGGCGCGCTTATGCGAGTTGATCGCCGCCAGCGCCATCCAGTAAGCCCGCTCGCCCTGGCGCTGAGTCAGTTGGCCGAGGCCGGCGCCGATCCAGACCAGGCCGTGAGCGATCGCCACGTCGTCACCGGTGGCCAGCGGCGAGTACAGCGTGTGGCCGAAGTGCTGCAGCGGCTTCGGCAGCGAGCGGATGGCAGCCTGCACCAGGCCGGCGGCAAGCATGTGGGCGCTACGCCCATTGGTGTCCTTGCGGTCGGGGTGCGTCTCGTTGGCCACCCGCCCCTTCTTGCCCAGCGCGGCCTTGTCGGCCGCCACCGCCAGCACTGAGCTCCGACTCTCGTAGAAGGCGTCGTGCCAAGCCTGGCGCGCGCTGATCAGTCTCATTTCGACTCTCCCCTGTAGTTTCCTGTAGTCACTGCTCGCCCTCGAGGAGAGGGACGACTTTCACTCGCACGCCTGGCGTTTCGCTGTTCGGCGATGCGAACTCACCATGCAGTTGCAGCGCTGCTCGGTCGTATGCGGCCGCCGCCTCTTCCCGAGTATCGAAGTTGCCGAGCCGGATTTCTTTGCGACCGACGGTGATGCGTGCGCGCCAGCGGCCCTCCGCCGTCTTCGAAACACCCTTGAAGCCGCTGGAGTTGTTCTTGGCCAGGCGGGTGTTCTTGGCGTTCTCACCCTGGGTTGCTTCGCGCAGGTTGCTCCTGCGGTTGTTCAGCTTGTCGCCATCGCGGTGGTCGACGCCGCTTCCCTTCGCATCGCCGAACATGATCCAGCGGTGCATGGTCACCGAGGACTTCATGCCCTCCGGCCTGCCGGCAACGTAGCCGCGAGGGTCGACAGTCCAAGCTGTCGCAGCCACCTTCGGCAGGTCGTCAAGATCGACCAAGGCGTAGCCGTAGAACGCCCCGTTGCGCCCATGCAACGGTATCTTGGCGTGGTCCTCGCAGACATCAATCTCGCGACGATCAAATACCGCCCCGAACAGCCTGACCTCTGCCTCAAGCCTGGCTTGCTTGGCTTCCTCGAACCCCCTGAACCAGCCGAGATACACCTGCTTGCCCTTGTGCCCGATACTGGCAACGAAGCCGCCATCTGCATGCTTGAACACGCCCCTGAATTTCATCTCTGCGCCCCTTCAGCCATCAGCGGAACAATCTTCACCTCGACCCGCGGTACTTCGGCGTACCGCTTCGCGAGCATCACATTGACGACCTGGGTGTCGTCCTTCCACGCAACGCCGTTGAGCGCGTCACACACCGCCTTCAGGCAGTTGTCGGCATCGCATTTCACGGTGGGCATGACCTCGCCGATCAGCGCCATGGCCTGGCGCTTCTTCGACCAGGACCGCGGAATGGGGTGGAACATCCGCAGTTCGATGAGCACGGGGCCGGCGATCAGGGATCGACCTGCGAGCGCTTCCTGGGCTGCCATGGCCACCAGGCCTTCGTACGCCACTGTCTTCGCCGGCGTGAACATCCTGGCGTGGGCGCCGACGCGGCCGATACGCGGCCTCCCCTTCCCCACGGGCTCGCCGGGCACGGTGAACATCACTGGACGGAGGTCAGCCATTGGCGCGCCCTCCCTTCATCCCGCGGTAGCGCTCCGCCATGCTGGTGACCTTCGGCGCCTGCTGAGGCTCGTCGAAATCGAACTCGTCCAGCGCGCCCGGAGCGAGCTGCTCGAATCGCGAGTACTTACCCAGGAACGCGCACCGGACAGTGCTTGGCTCGCCGTTGCGGTGCTTCGCGATGATCAACTCAGCCACGCCGCGGTACTGGGTGTCCGGGTGATAGACCTCGTCTCGGTACACGAACATGATCACGTCGGCGTCCTGCTCGATCGCGCCGGACTCCCGGAGGTCGGACATCATCGGACGCTTGTTCGGCCGCTGCTCCAGCGATCGGTTGAGCTGCGACAGGACGATCACAGGGATACCAAGCTCCATAGCCAGCAGCTTGCACTGGCGGGACATGTCGCTGACGTCCTCGGTGCGAGTCGACTTGCCGGAGCTCTCCAGGAGCTGCAGGTAGTCCACCACCAGCAGGCTCAACCCATGGCGCTGCTTGTGACGCCGGGCCAAGGCCCGCAGTCGAGCGGCGTTCAGCCCAGGGCGATCGGCCATGTACAACTTCGAGCGCTTGACCTTCAGAGAGGCAGATCCCAACTCGGCACCATGGCTGGACGGTGCGGAGCCGTCCTTGATCGCGGTGAGCGGGATCCGACCGAGCGATGCCAGGATGCGATCCATCAGCCCGCCGTTGGTCATCTCCAGCGAGACCACCAGGGCCGGGTCACCCAGGTCGCAGGCGACGTGCTCGGCGATGTTGATCGCCAGCGCGGTCTTGCCCATTGCAGGACGACCAGCAATCACGACCATGTCGCCAGGCTTCAGGCCCATAAGCTTCTGGTCCAGGTCGCCGATGCCGGTTGCCAGACCATCCAGCTTCCCGCCGAGGTCGGAGCGGCGCTGCAACTCCTCGATGTGGTCGGTCAGCACGTCAGCGGCATGGCGCACCTCGTGCGTCGAAGTCTTCGAGTCCAGCGCCATGACCATGGCCTGGGCGGCGCCGACCTTGTCGGCCTGGGCGGCCTCGCTGAGCGCCAACTCGTGAAGTCTGTCCCCCGCAGCCGCCAGAGCTCGGTCAACCGCTCGCTCCCGAACGATCCGCGAGTAGGTTCCGGCGTTCGCCACGCTGGGAGTGTTCTGGATGATCTGGCCGATGTAGGCCAGCCCGGTGATCACCCCGTCAGTGGTTTGGACCTGGTATCGGTCGCCCAGGAATTCACCGACGGTCACGATGTCTGCCGGCTGGCTGTCGCTGTGTAGAGCCAGGATGGCGCGGTACAGGTCGCCGTTCTCTGGCCAGTAGAAATCCTCCGGGGTCAGCTCTGCCGACAGCACGTCGATCAACTCGTTGCGCAGGAGCATGGCGCCCAGAACGCCATGCTCGGCTTCCAGGCTGAACGGGTCACGCATGGTAATTTCCCTCGACGATCTTCACGAAGTTCGACGGCGCGATGATCCAGTCGAACGTGGCGCGGAATGGCTTCGCACCGTTGCGACCGGGGACATTGCCCATCAGGAACGGGGAGGCCTTGACGGTTTCGAAGAGCTCTCGCCAGAAGTCCAGCGAGCGGTGGGCTTCGTGCTCCCTCCATCGGGCTTGCAGGTGGCGCCGTCGGGTGTCGTTCAGCAGGGCGACTGCTGGGAGCTCTGGCAGCACCTGGTGGTACAGGTCTGCAATGGCCTGTGCCGGGCACGGTTTGATTCCGTGCTGGTGTCCGTTGAGGTGTTCGGGTTGATCAGGTTCGAACAGGTCTTGGTCGTTCGACTGACCCGGTTGAGGCGAAGCGTCAACGAGTCCTACGTCAGTAGGACTATCTCTTTCTGTATCTGTATCTGTATCTGTATCTGTATCTAGGGCGTTAGCTTTTGTTTCATTGCTGTTGCGTGAAACGTTACATGCTTGTTTCTTTCGCGCACGATGGGCTGCAACCCGCGCCGTGCTTGAGTCCGATGAAAACTGGCGCTTGTCCCAGTTGGCGGGAATGTTGTCTTCGGTGATCAGCCCCTTCCCCAGTAGGCGCCCTTTCGACGCGGCCCACTCCTCGGAATTGATGCGCAGTTGGAACGCGACCTCATCATCATGAAACGTTACATCTCCGTTTCCGCAACGCAGGCACAACAGCATGATGTAACGGCGCTGGTCGACCTCGCTCAGCATCTGGACCTTCGGGTCGGTGGCGAACTCCGCGTACATGCGGAACCATTGGTTAGCCATGGCCAATCTCCGAAAGATTTACGGGGTTGTCGGAGATCGCAGCGCGGACCTTGCTCTCGGCCTCTTCCATGCTGAGGCCAAAGATGGTCATGGCCAGTTCTATGAGCATGTCGGTCGGAATGGGTGAGTCCCGCACGTCACACTCGAGCGGAACAAGTGGCTCAGGGATTTGCATGGAAGGCCTCCTTCGGCCTGCGTAACGATGCCCGGAGATGCGCAAGGCACTCCCGGCGAGCTTTCTCTTTCGCGATATGGCTGTAGCTCTGCTTGATCTGCTGGGCGGCCTGCAGAGCCATCTGCTGGTGAAACTCGACGCTTCCCGCCGGAACTGGTACAGCTCTACCGAGCCCGATCAGCACGCAATCGAGTACCTCGGTGACCGGGCGAGCGTCCGGGCCACGGAACTCTTCGCCGTCCGGCTGGCCAATCTGGAAGGACGGCACGGCTACCCCTGAACAAGGCGCGGCCGGCGCATCTGGTCGATCATTCGCAGCGCCTCATCTGTCGCCGCCCTGGATTCGGAGAGCTCCCGGTGGGCCTCCTGCAGTTCCTGGTCATCAGCGCCATCGACAAGGTTGGCCACGGCCTGCTGCGCCTCACCGTTCTCCTTGATGAGTGTCCGGAGCATGCAGAGCACCTCCGGCCGCTGGCCGGCATCGCCGCCGATCAAGCGCACCGACACGCCCAGCGGCGTCAGGATGTCGCCCAGGGCCTGGACCTTCAGGTCAGTCGGCAGCGCGGCGAGGATGCTGGGTACGAAGTTCGCCGGCACCAGGTTGGTGTCCTTGGTTCCGTCGTCGAGCCAGCGGAACACGCGGTCGGCGTTGACCTTCATCCGCTCGGTTGCATCGCGCGTTGGCGGGTCGAAGATGATGCCGGTGACCAGCGCTCCCTGGATGCGCTCGTGCGCCTCCACGATGTGCTGGACGACGGTCTCGCGGCTCCACCCCTCTCGGCGGCGCCATTGGTTCACCACGCCGAGCAGCGTGGAAATCAGGGTGTGCGATTCGGTTCGCATGACGTGGCGGCTCCTGGCCAGTAAGGTGTGCTCAGGCAGCCGCACCCCATGGGAACGACGGGCAAAGTTCACTTCGAAGGACCCGACCTGCGGTGAGCGCCTCAATCTCAACTGCGCGCTTCGCCGGGATTGGTCGAACGCCTGAACACCATTGACTTACGGTGGGTGCTCTCACATTGAGCTTTCGCGCCAACTCGGCCCTACTGCCCAACAGCTCGGCGGCCTGGCGCACTGCTTCTGCTGGAGTCATGTCTCTTCTCCGGGGAATGTTGGAGAAAAGAGTAAGGCATTAGCTAATCACAGGCAAGCCATTGCCTAACCACACCACAACTGACGTTAAATTAGGCAATGCTTACCGGACCCCAACTCGGCGCCGCTATTGAGGCCGCCAGACTCGCCAAAAACATGTCGAAAAAGGCTCTCGCAGAGCAGTTCGGCGTGAAGCCCCCTTCTGTCCAGGGATGGATCAACACCGGCAGGATCGATAAAGCGAAGCTGATCGAATTGATATCGTTCTTCTCAGGCGTCGTTGGCGCAGAACACTGGGGATTGAGCGAAAAGGAGGCGGAGCTTATTACGCCGAGTAGCCCACCTGGGCAGGATCCTGGCTCATCGGCCGCGGAAAAGGTGATGGAGATGCTCCAGCGCCACGGTAAAGGGCTGAGCGGCGAAGCTAAGGCGAAAATCGTGCAGGCAGTAGCCGAGTCTCTTGATGGCGATCAATCAACGACATCGAACGTGATTCGCGCAGATTTCTCACGGCCAGGATTAGTTGGCGATGAGATCAGTATCGCGCGCTACGATATCCGCGGCGCCATGGGTGGCGGCCAAGTGCCGGCCGACTACGCGGAAATGCTCCGCGACGTGAAGGTTAGCCAGCAGCACCTGCGCGAACTGGGCGTCACCTACGATGATCCAAACCACCTCAAGATGGTGCACGGCTGGGGCCAGTCCATGGAGCCCACGATCAAGCACCGCGATCCTCTGATCGTCGATATCAGCATCCAGCAGTTCACCGGCGACGGGATCTACCTATTCACTTGGCAGGGGCATCTCTACATCAAGCGCCTGCAGGTCCAAGATGCCGATCACTTCGAGATGATCTCAGACAACAATAAGCACAAGGACCGGGTCATCCGCGCAGATGAGACCTATATACATGCCCGCGTACTTTTAGTTTGGAATGCCCAGCTACTTTAATCCAACACGCTGAAATAATAATCTCAAAGGAATGCTATGACACAGCTAGGGAACGAATTCGGTGAAATCCGCAACTCTACGATTACAAAACTAGAGGACAAAGTTAGAAAGCAGGACTACGGCCAATATCTCTATAAAGTAAGCATTCATAAAATTCGTGGCTTCATCGGTGAAGATATTACTTTTGACTTCCCGGTAACCGCATTGGTCGGACCAAACGGTAGCGGAAAGTCTTCCGTTATGGGTACAGCAGGATGCGCATACAAGGTAATCAAGCCAAGCCTATTCTTTCCTAAGAGTGTAATTGGCGACGAGAGCATGTCTGGCTGGCGAGCAGAATATGAGATGATTGATCGCAGGTTAAGTCAGCGTCAATCCATACGGAGAAGCAGCAGCTTCAGACGCTCCAAATGGGTACGCGGAGATGTTGTCGATCGACCAGTGCTTTTTTTCGGCATCGAAAGAACTGTGCCAGCCGGCGAAAAGCCGAAGTACAAGAAGCTAATTCGGTCGACTTACAAATACAAAGGTTCGATTACTGCTCTCGGCACCCCTATTGCCAAACAAGTCGAGCATATACTTGGCAAACAAGTTATAGATTTCAAAGTAGCAGACCTTGGGCATGAAGGAGATTTTTTTGTCGGAAAGACTGGGAATTCTAGTTATTCAGAGTTCCACTTTGGAGCCGGTGAATCTTCCATCATACGAATGGTCTCCGGGATCGAGAGTGCTCCCGAGGGCAGTCTGATCCTGATAGAAGAAATTGAGAATGGCCTCCATCCGGTTGCAGCTCGTCGAATGGTCGAGTACCTCATAGATGTAGCTGAGCGTAAGAAGGTACAAGTGATTTTCACCACCCATAGCGACTACGCTCTCCAACCTCTTCCCGACATAGCTATATGGGCTTGCATTGATGGTAGGCTACGCCAAGGAAAACTCAGCATTGAGTCCCTACGAGCAATATCTGGTCGTGTCGATAAGAAGCTAGCGATATTTGTAGAGGATGAATTTGCCAAATGCTGGGTTGACTGCATTCTTCGAGAGTATGCGGGCACGACTTACGATCAAGTAGAGCTTCATGCTCTTTCTGGAGACGGAAACGCTGTATCGACGCATCGCCATCATGGAAGAAATCCTGCTATGCGCTTTAGATCAATGTGCGTTATCGATGGAGACTCAAAGCAGCAAGAGTCCATAGAAGAATCAATCCTCCGACTCCCAGGTGATCAACCTGAGTTAACCATATTTTCTTCCGTGAAAGATGCACTTGATCAAGAGCTCGCCATACTCACAGTCTCTTGCCATCGGCAGCCCGGATCGCAAGACATGGTCAGAAAAGCTATTGAAAAGGTTTCCGCATTGAATAGGGACCCGCACACTATCTTCAATAGCTTAGGAATTGAAATTGGATTTGTTCCCGAGAGTATTGTTCGAAGCGCATTTCTTAGCATTTGGGCTCGTCGGAATGAGGAGTATTGCCAAAAATTTGCGCGCACAGTGCAAGAACTAATCAACAGCCAAGGCCGGCAATGATCCTGGCGGGATGTGCAGTTCCCGCCAGAGCGACCCCGCTCACGCCCTGACTGTTGAACTGGCAGCCAATATCCCAGCAGCAAGACCGTATTGATAGATGCGGTCTTGCTTCTTTTATGGGTACGCATCGTTAGAACGGCGCAGACTCCTCATGTAGGCGCCCCACCACCATCTCATCGATGTATGCCTCCTCCCCGCCGACGCCCTCCTCCTCTGAAGGCTGCCACATCAGCAGTACAGTCCCGTCCTCGTTCCGCGTCATCTCCAAGCCTTCCGTCGCGGCCAACTCCTCCAGCACCTGCTGCCAGGCCTCTTCCGAGTCCCCCTGCGCCTTCCAGATTGACGCCCGGCGCTCCGCCTGAGCCCGAGGGCTACTGATCATCGCTGATACCCGTAGGCGCACCTTCTCCACTGGCGAGACCTGCCCTTTCCCTTGGTTGTTCTTCTGCACAGCTATCCTCCAAATACTGTTTATTCATACAGTATTTTCTGTTGAAAAAATCTGCAAGCCCGCCTCGCTTACCCATAGATAGTTAGTGCGCAAACTTAAAAATTAGTCATTGCCTATTTACAAAAATTAGGCATTGGCTTATTTTACCTCAACGCCAGCAACACACCGCTGGCCAGGCCACCGAGCCGACCGCTCTTTCACAACCCGACAGCAAGAAATCAACAACAGATCGCATTGCCTCTACCGGCGACCGGCGATCCGCGCTCAGGCAATGCGGGCCTGGGCAACGCAGGAAGAACCTGCGGCGGACGAGGACCAGACCGAACCGAGCGAATGACCCGGAAAGCAATGCGCCCCGCCACCCCGGCGGTAATGGGCAGGAACCTGGCTGTGCCGTGCGGCAATCGGCGCCGCAGTCAGGGGAATGACAGCAATGAGCAACACCCGCGGGTTGTAGAAGCCCAGCAGGCGAACGCGGGAGAAACACCGATTTCCTCGATGCCCTTCCCCCGAGGGGCATCAGGGAAACCAACCTGAGGAATGCCAATGAAGCAGTTCGCGAAGCTGTTCGAGTTCGAAGACCTGGGCCAGGTGCTCGTGATGCTTGATCGCGGGGATGACGGCCCGGAGGTGCGCCTCTACTTCAAGCCCGACGGGCTTGGCGTCTGTTCAGTGGCGTGCAGCAACTTCCCCGGCGATGAAGACGAGCAGTGGGACTACGCCGAAAAGGGGTTCGCCACGGTGGACTCCGAAGGGGCTCACAAGATCGTCGCCGAGGCAATGCAAGTCGTCCCGGATCGCCTGGGCTAGCGGTCCAGGCGGCAGAAACGCCAACTACCACCCGAACGGAGTCACACCATGCTGATCCTGACCAGAAGACCCGGCGAAACCCTGCATATCGGCGACAACATCACCGTCACGGTCCTCGGCAGCCAAGGCGACCAGGTGCGCCTCGGCATCACCGCCCCGGACGACGTCGCCATCCACCGCTCCGAGATCTACCAGCAGATCGGCAACGTCCGACCGGTGCCGCCGGCGGAACTGGTCGAGGCCTGGAACCGAGAGCACCCGGCGCCAGCGCTGATCGAGTACCGCCCGTACCGAGGGGCCGAACCACAGCGCACCCGCACCGTCGGCCGGGCCAGCGTGTCGCTTGGCGGGGCGGCGGTTATCTGGATCGAAGGCCAGTCGGCGCCGGTGGCGTTGCGGGCCTGCACTGCTCTCTGAAAGAACACCACCCGAGGGGCTTTGACCGACATGCCGTGCTGGCCCTGCATGTCGAGAGCCGAGGACCAGCTAAACCGGGGTGCTCCGCAGGGCTGAAAAACCGGGGATTTGGTTATTGCGAGTTGAGTCCTGCCCGATCCCCTGGCCCAGCCAGGGCGCATCGGAGAGTGATCTGCGCTGCTGTGGCGCATCTGTGAACCCGTAAACGGCCCATCGCGAGGGCGTGAAGGGTTGCGTAGACACGATCGAGGCATAAGCGGTGTGCACGCCGCTGTAGTAGTAGCCGTGTCGATGCTTAGCGCGCCAGCCAGAGGCTGGAGGTAGTTCAAGTAGAGCCGGCAGCGCAGATCACTCTTCGATGCGTAAGCATCAGCCCCCTCTTCGCCCGGCTCCGGCCGGGCTTTTTTCAACCTCCATTCGAGAGCACCCACCACGGCGCCCCACCGGGCACGACTGCCGTGTGCCTGGGTGCTGCCGAATGCAGGTGAACCACGGAGCACACGCAATGATCGACCCACGAGCGAACAGCCCGGAGAAACTGGTGCCGCCGGCACCGCTGCCGCACGTAAGCCGCGGCGCGCTGAAGCGCATCAAGCATCCTCAGCCAATCCCCACCGGCTGCCCGCACTGCGGCGGTCTGGTCCGTCTGGTCAGCAACCGGGTGATCTACGGCCGAGAGTACGGCGACTGGCCGTATGCCTACGCCTGCACTGGCACGGGCTGCGGCGCTTACGTGGGCCTGCATCCCGACACCGACGTCCCATTGGGAACGCTGGCCGACAAGCCCCTGCGCGACGCTCGCAACCGCTGCAAGCGGCCATTCGAACGCATCTGGCGCGACAAGCTGATGACCCGCAGTCAGGCCTACGCCTGGCTCGCCGCCGAACTCCAGATCATGCCGCCCGAATGCCACTTCGGACTCTTCGACGTTGACCGGTGCGAGCGGGCCAAACGCATCTGCGACCAGTACCTGGAAGCGATCTACACCAGTTCAGCGAGGTGGGGATGATGTGGACATACCGCGAGCGCCGCAACCGCGCGGCTTTCAGCAACGCGCAACTCGCTTACGACCGTGCCGTCGACCCGCTCTGGGACCAGCCGGACCCGGAACCAGAGCCCGAGGACGAAGAGCAGGAGGACGACGATGGCCTTCAGCAATGAACGCGCGGTTCGAATGATTGAGGAAGGCATCACGGCCATGCGCCGGTCCCACTTCCCGCGCCCCGAACAGAGCTTCCTCCACGGCCAGATCGAACTGGCCTACGCAGTGGACTTCATCGACACCCGCCTCTACGACGACATGCGCCGCCGGCTCGACGCCGCAGCGGATTCGCGCTGGGCAGAACTCAGGAGCAC